CGCTTAGAACGTCACGGCCTCGGCGCTAAAGACCTTCCATTTGGCCTTATTGTCGCCTGCCTTGTGCCATTTGGCATTGTTGCGCTTACTGCGCTGACCTTGGCTTGATTCCGATACGCTCAAGCACCTGTTCCCTTACGGCCATTGGGTCCGAAGTGCGCAAGATACCAGAACGGATCACCGCGTTTACAATTTCTCGTCTGGCCTGACTGTTTTCAACTTGCTGAACCGCTGCGCGAAACGCTTGCGTGTCACCAGCCATAAGGGCATCTGCAATCATCTTTCGCGTTCCCTCATTCATGCCCGTCATAACATTTGCAACAGACGATGCGGCTTGCCGTGATGCGTCCGACCAACGCCCGGTCAGAATATTCCCCAAAATGCTCATGTCGTATGCTTGAAGATCGGCCATATCTTCAAGATTGTCAGCCGTCCTCGAACCCCCAGCCGCGACATTTCTTGTCTCAAACATATCCATTTCGCGCTGAATGCGGCGTGCATACAAGTCTGGATCAACAGCGATAGCCGCAGCATCGGCCTCTGCCTTTGGCGAAGTCAACGGACGCGCCCTGTTTGAGCCGCCTGCCTGATTTTCAACGCGGGAAAGCAACGTATCACCGTATCCAGTGCGGGCGGCAGCCTGTTCGCTTCCGGTCATGCCACCAAACTGTTGTGCGTTGTCTACTGCGCGACTCCCTGGGCGAGACATTTGCTTACCAGCATCAACCGCATCAATCACGCGGGATGCCTCTTGATAACGCCTCATTGCACTGGCGTATTCATCGCTAGACGCAGAAAGCGCATCATCCAGAACCTCGCGAACCGCCTTCAAATCACGCGCCAATTCATTTCTGCCGCTGTTAAACGCTTCTGTGATGTTATCCCGTAGCTCTTTGCGAATTGCAAAAACCTTGTCAAAGTCACTCAACTGGTAATCGCCATCCTTGCCTTTGCCAGCAAGCTGCTTGCGCAGCGCCTCAAGTGCGCGCGCAGACCGGCTTTTAACATTGGCGTCCTTGAAGGGCTTAACCTTGTCGTCAATGGCTTGTAGCACAGGGCGAATATCAACAGGATTTCCCGCCGCTCGAATGCCGCCAAAAGCTATGTCTGCATCGCCCTTGCGGCCTTGTTCAAGAGCCTCACGCGCCATTGATGCGCTACCGCCGCGAAGATCAAAGGCATCCTCAACAGCCGATGCAACACGCTCTGGCTGACCAGCTTGACGCCGATCAAGGAAATTCCTGATTTCTGCCGACCCATCCCCGCCGCTGCGTGCAACTGCGGAAAGCCTGCGCTGCCCAGAAATCCCAAGAGCATCCGCCGCCCGATACTCTGGCTGGCCCTCGCGCGCTGCCGCGTTCAACGCCGCATCAACATCATCAAGACCCATTCCAGACCGCTCAACCGTCTTGGCAAGCGCACGGTTTGCCCTTCCTCTGCTGCCTCGATTTGCTACAGCGTCAATCCCACCGCCGACAACATCAGAACCAACTTGCCACAGCTTTTGCGCACCAGCAGTCGCAACAGGTGCTGCGCCGCCCATTGCAAGCCCAAGAAGGCCATATTGCCCTGCGTTTTTGGCACGTTCCGCCGCGCTTCCTTCACCTGTCCCATAACCGTATGCAAGACCCTCTGCACCGCCTACGCCAGCACCTGCTGCCATAGAACCAAGAAGGCCACGGCCAGCAATGGCGGGCACACCATACGTCAACGCAGTGCCAACGCCGCCGCCAACTTCACCGCCAAGAAAGAAATTAGGGTTAACGGCTTCCTGCGCCTGCTCCAAAGCCCGCGCGCGCTCCCTGCCGTAAGCATATCGCTCCGACATTGTTCCCGGCCCTGGTAAAACCGCGTTTGCAGCCCCCAAGATTTCATCGTTAAATCCAAACGTTCCGCCGCGTGCAAAGCCGCCAACCGCACTTTCGGTGTTAGAAATTCCATTGCGCGCCATGACGCCCGCCAGAAGATCACGCTCGGTCATCTGACCAGTTTGCGGGTTGACAACCATTCCTTCTGGCGGTGTTCCATATGTCCCGTCACTGTTGCGGGCGTCAGCCTTTTCAGGTTCAGCCTTTGGCTTATTCCCTGTCAGCTTTTGAATGGCCGCAATTACTTCGGCCTCCGACATGCTGTCAGGAAACTGCACAACGCCAATGCCAGGAACGTCTACGTTCATTTCGCTTCCTTGAGGCTTTGTGTTTCAGGATCAAAGACAAACGTGGGCGCACCGCTGCTCCCAGGTGTCTGCCCCTTGTTCTGCGCAATCCACTTTTCCAAGGTATTTCCAGGCTTTGACAGGAATGCCGCTGCATTTTGCAGCATCGCCTTGACCTTAACCTGCGCATCTTTGCGCCGACGCAGCCATTCAAGAAGTTGAGGCTCGTCAAGGTTTCGCGGCACAGCCGTTTCCATTGCAAGGCGCAATTCAGCTTCACTAAGCGCACCAAACGTAACCGCGCCAACAACATCCAGGCCCATACGGTCCATCGCGTTCTGCAACGATGCAGATGCCTCTGTAATGTTTGGCAAGTAACGATCAATGGCACCAGACTTAGCGCCATTTTCAAGCGCACGAATGGCCGTGTCGATGTTGCCAATAGAGGCGTCAACCTTTCCTGCTGCAGTCCAAGCCTCGCCAGCCATTTGAATGCCTTGTTCGCCAGCTTTGCTTGCGCCAGCCGCTGCTGCACCCGTTTCAGCCTCGGCAATATTGGTGCCTTCGCGCCTAGAACTGTAGATGCTGCGCTCATAGTCTGCAGCATTCTCTTGAGACTTGCGCACAAAATCAATCGCCGCCTGTCCGGTCAAAACATCCCCGCCGATTGTCACGACCTTCAAAGACCCGTCACGCAGCGTCATAACCGAACCGCTTTGATCTGGCAGCATTTCAGACTTTTGCACGTTTGCGCCGCCAAGCGAAGAAGCGTTGGAAAGATACGAGTTAAGGATTGATCGCGGGTCGCCACCAGCCATAATTGCACCAGCAAAAGCCTCGCCACCCTTTTGGTTAGCAAGCCATTCAACAGTCTTTGCCGCTCTGGCACGATCCTGTCGCCCCTTTTCACGCTGCATCGCCATCTGCGAAATGCTGGGATCAGGGCGCATCCGCAACGAATTAAACGCCATCGCCGCGTTATCCAGCAACTGCCCTGACTGTGCCGCTGCGCGCAGCCGATCCTTGAACGGTAGGCGCTCCTGCGGCTGTGTCGAAAGTAGTCCTGCCATTGGTGTTGCCCCTAGATTGTCGTTACCAGCGCCGCCCATCATGGTTGCGCTACCGCCGCCGCCAATAAGGCTTTGGGCCTTTGCCCTATGTCCTGCCATTTGGCCCTGAACCTTGTCCCGAACGGTTCCAGGTGCCCCGCCGTTATTCGCATCGCTGGCATTGTAGCGGCCAACACGACCTGCATTGACAGCAGAATAAATGTCCAAAAGTCCCATTCCAGGCTGAACGCCAGCATTCTTCATGTATCGGACAATCGCCCCATCAGGCCCAAGCTGCGAACCAACCGGATTATTCCAATCAACGCCAAACTGCCGTGCTTGTGGCTCGCCCCATTGGATAAGGCCGCGATGCTGTCCCCATTGCGTTGTCGGGCCTGCCTTTACAGGATCAAACGTGCCCGCAGTTTCATACGAAATCACCGTAGCCAGATCGACAGGATCAATGCCAAGCGCATTGGCCGTTGAAACTATGCCAGACCGCAAGTCCATCAGAATGCGAATAGCTTTGCGCCAGCCGTCAGGTAGTCAAACAGGCCGGGATTGTAGGAACTGGTTTGCGATTGCGGCACAGGCGCTGCACCAAGCGCGGCAAGAGGCAACTGCAAGGCTTGCGTCGGTGCGCCGGTAAAGCCCGCATATTGCGCCTTGGCCGCATCAATAAGGTTCTGTTGCAGCATTTGCTCCATCGAACCCTGCGCCAACTGCCGATCGGCAATGGTGTTTGCCATGCCAAACGTCTGACCCGCCAAGCCGCCCAACTGACCCGCTGCGCCCAACTGCATTGTCTGCTGGTTCTGCGCCGCGCCCAGCGCGTTGTTATAGCCCTGCATGTTCAGGTTAGAGAAAGCATTGGCCCCCTGCCGCGCAAACGCCTCATTGGTCAAAGCCTCTGCTACGCCATGCCGAGAACCGCCAAACGCACCTGCTGCCGATGCCTGCGCGCCAAGCGTGTTCATCTGCATCTGACGCTGCCGCTCCATGTCCTGCATGGTTTGGTTCGTCACGCTTTGCGTATAGGGGTTCATAAATGCCTGCGTGTTAGGCATGGAGGAACCTGTCGCAGCGGTCTGGTTGATCGCCGCGTTATTCGCATTTGCCGCCGTCTGATAGGCGCTGTTACCTGCGTTTGCCATTGTTATGCCCCCCATCCAGACGGACCCAGCACGTCCTCGTTATATCCTGCCCACCCTGCAGGCGCTGCGGGTGCTGGTGCTGTCGGAACCGCAGGCATAGCCGCCCCGAACGATCCGCCGCGAACGGGGTCAATGAATTGCGCCATGATCGCGTCATACTGCCCAGGATTAGCTTGCTGTAGCGCGTCTACGCTCTGCTGATACATCGGGTATGCCGAATAGCCCTGAACGCCACCAGCATACGCTGTAGGCGCTGGCATTGCGCTGCCGCCCGTTGGCATACCAAACGCTGCCGCCGCATCATTTGTTGCCCCGAAAGCCGCCTGTTGCATTGGGGTAAATGCCGCGACATCTGGTCCCATGTATGGCGTGTAACCAATCTTGGAAATTTCATCCGCTCGGGACAGGTTCGACTTGGCCGCGCTTTCAGCCCATGCTGGCAATTCCACGCTGCTTGTCTGACTGCCGCCTTTGCCGCCGCCGCTCATGTCTCAAACTCCTTTACGATAGTCCTGTGCATCGGCTTCCAGCCAAGATCACGGTATTTGCGTTCCCAACCTGCGCGGCCATTGATAGTTGCCGCCGTGCAGCCCTGTTGCTTTGCCCATTCGATAACGGGGCTGTGCAGTTCAATAAGGTCGTCAATCTCGCCGCCGCCCAAAAACACGTTGATGATGCGCTTGCGCGGGTAGGTCAGCACTTCCGTCACGATGCAGCCATTTTCAGCGGGCCACAGTTGGAATCGACCCTCTAAGACGCCCTGCACAATGTCATACCAATCATGCGTGCCGCCCGAGTATTCCAGTGCCGCCTCTATCCACTCCCGGCAGCGGTCCAACTCGTCAAATAGCTGTGGTCGAGAGGTTGCCTGCGTTGTCAACTGTCACCTCGTATCGCGTCCCGTCAGGGCTTGTCAGGATCAGCCTGCCTTGGCCCACTTCCACATCGCGATTGCGTTTGTGGTTTTCCTGATCCGCCGCTTCAATCTTTCGCAGCCATTCAACTTCTTTTTGCCGCGACCATTGGCCATTTGGCATTGGCAGCTTCATCGACGCCCCCCGGCAACCATATCAAGGCGCATCTGCCCAACGCGCCAATCGTTGCCCTCCGAACCTGTCACGCGCATTCTGATTTGCCGCCCCGTAAACCGCACATCGGTCGGGTTTGCCATGCTGTAAGGGCCATAGTCCCTTTCTTCGCCATTCGGAAAGAACCGCGTGCGAAAGGTAGCCGTTACTTCGCCCTGCGTCAGTTCATCGGGCAACATCTGCACCGCCGAAATCACCGCGTCACCAGTGCCAACCTTGATCGGCCCGCTTTCGACATAGGGCAGCGAACCATCATAGTTGAAGCCCGTTTCGTGGTCGTATGCGTGCGACGTGGTGTCAGTCATAATCGGCGTGCGGAACACACCGCGCTCAACGCCGCAGGACCGTGCAAGCTGGCCGATGCTCCAATGGCCGCGCTTGTAGTCAAACACCACGTAGCGATCCACCTCGTTGGCATCCGAAGATACAAAGAAGAACCAGACCTCGCCATGTTGTCCAATGTGCATGGCCCAGGATTTGCTGATCTGCGCAGTGTTGATGTCCTTGAACACATAGTCCCAAACATCGCAGGGCACTTCCTCAACCGCACCGCCTGCGTAGCGGAAAAACCCGCCTACACCCATCCAGAACACGCCCTGATCCGTAGAAGCCACAGCCTTGCGCGCTGCTAGGCCGCACTGACTACCCACGCGCTGAAAGCCATAGACGAAAGGCGGGCCAACATATGTCGCTGTGTGCGCGTCCGCATCTGTCAGGATTAGCGTTTCGCCCCGCGTGCGAACACCGGCCATGATCTGCCCCGGTGTTTGCAATTCGTAATCGCCAGCCTCATTCGTTCCGGCAGGCGTCCAGGTCGTGTTATCCTCGCGGTCGCACCATTGTATCTTGCGCGGGTTGCCGCCTGCGCCAAGGGCAAAGACAAAGCGTTCCTCTGTCACAACCAACCCAAGGCAGCTTGTCGGTGCATTGGTAACGGCCGCAGCGTCATTCAGCACGTTTAGCTGCCATTCAAGGATTTGACCGTCAGCAGGGGAACAAGCCAACAGGTATTCGCCCCAAACATCCAGACTCCAAGTCGTTGCCTCGGAGTAGTTACCCGTGTCAGGCCGCGACACGCCATAGAAGCCTGTGCCATAGGTGCCGCCGCTAAATCCCGTATTCACCTCTGCATCCACAATGCCTGCCGTCAAACCAGCAGGCGTTATGTCCGTCACCGTCCCGTCAGTCGCTACAGCCGACAATTCATTAGACGACCCAAAAGCAAGCCAGCGTGATCCGTCATTCGCCTCCCATGCGATGCCACCGCGTGCCGGGTTGGCCGTTACATCCTCGACCCGCGTGCGCCAGCCACGAACAGGGCGCAAGCTGCCATCCTTCCAGCGAACAAGGTTGGCATCCAGCCACCGGCCTTCTGCGCTGAAATCCGTTCCGTTGGACACAACGCCGGGGGGAATGTCCAAAGGGACGAGAGGCATCAGTAACCCCATACAAGCCAGAAAACAGGGTTAGTGCTAGAGTTGTCCGCCGCATCATGCGTGACACTAGCCCCGGTCGTCGTCAGGTCGCCAATATAAGCCGATACGTTGCCCGTCAGCGACCCAACGCGGTTAGGCGTGGCAATGCCGCCAATCGGGTTATTCGGGAACGTGATCGGGAAAGTGATTGCCGTGTCACCGCTGATCGCAGCAGTCCGACCCCATTGCACGATCAAGCCATTCGGCAGCGTGACGTATCCAGAACTGTTCAGCGCACCAAGGCTTTCAACAAACTGAGCGTCAAACTCGCCCTGCACAAAGGCCGTTGTGGCAACCTGCGTGGTATCCGTGCCAGCAGCAGCCGTGGGCGCAGCAGGTGTGCCGGTGAATGTCGGGCTGGCAAGCGGTGCCTTGGCATCCAACTGCGTTTGCAGCGCGCTCGTCACGCCTGACAGGTAATTGACTTCCGTAACAGTGACCGTCGCCCCGTCCAGAATGTTCAACTCAGCCGCCGTTGCCGTCAGCGTGTTGTAATCCGTCAGCGTCCAGGTCACGCCATCCAGAATGTTCAACTCGGCAGCGGTCGATGTAACAGCCGTGCCGTTGATAGCCCAGTTGCCTTCATCCAGATCGGGCTGAATTTTCTCAACCGTGTTTGCATCGCCATCGGTATAGCTGGCACCGAAAAGCAGGGCGTCCAGCTTTGCCCAATTCTCATTAAGCGCAGCGCCCCATGTATCTTCTGAACCGCCGACTGTCGGGCGGTTGAAGAAATAGTTTGTCGTGTCAGCCATTCATCAACTCCACGTCACATCCTCTGGCGATTGAGCAACCCACTCTGTCGGGCTGTCATTCCAAATGTCGCCATCATCCCATGCGCCCTGGTCATCCCAAATGCCATCGCGCAGAAGCCAGTAAATCCATTCCGCATCGGTCGGCGTCTGGCTTTCCCATGTCATCCGATCCCTTGCTTAGAGCCGCCCAAACCTGCAAGCGCGGATCGTCCTTGAGATACGGCGCAGAATGAACCAGCGCCCCATACAGATACGCATCGGGCGCATAGGTCAGCAGCCAGTTATCGGCCACGCTATCCGACAACGCAGGCAGCTTGGCGTAATACAACAGGTCAGCGTCATAGGTATCATCGGGAACAGGCGACAACTCGAAACCCTCGCCCGTCATGGCGTAATATTGAGGCTTGCCGCCCACGCCATCCGCAGCCTCATAGCGATCAAGCAGATCAGCATGGCCAATCGGGCGCAGCGTCCTGTCATCGACCGTCAGCCATACAGTTTCAAGCCAATCGGTCGGGATTTCCACATACCGCGCTGATACAGTCGATGCAGAACGGGTCAGCATACGCCAGTGGCGCACGCGGCGGTTAAGATCAGCCTCGGCCAGCGAAATGAAGGTCGGGATTGTCGCTGTCAAATCCTCGCGGTTGAGGAAATCAGCGATTGCCGTCTTGAGTTCCGTGAATGTCGTTACGCTCATTGCAATAGCCCTAGATAGTCACGGATTTCCTGCTCGTCCTGCTGCGTCATTAGCAGCCCTCCGCCTGCTACGCCTGCGCTGAGATTGCGAAGATGGGCAAGGCGGGGGTCAAAGCGGGCAAAGCGGCTGCGGATGTTGCGGGGGTCGAAAATAACACGCTCTCTAAATGATCCGGCTGCATCGCCCCACACATCTGGATCGTTGGGAGCATACACGTTTGCGCCCGAATAACCCGTTTGCGTCAACTCTTGCGAAATTTCCTTGGCCTCGCCCGCATCAAGCGCAGCGGGCCGCGATTCCGGCCATTCATAAGTTTTGCCACGCCCCAAAACGGCAGTTACGTTTGAGCCTTCTGGCCTGTTTATAGTCGGATGGTTCATTGCATAAATTGAAGCGGTATCGGCATCGCCAAAATATGCGCCCTCTCCATACCAGCCGTGATCTGTTTTATTAGCAGGCGTTGAATGAAAAGCGTCTATATCGCTCAATCCACCATGATACAGCGGCGTGTCCGTATCAAACCCCATTTCCCTAGCCCGCGCCATGCGTGACGCCTCGTCCATCGGCAGATCATAGTTCTCGAACAAATACAGATCATCCGCCGCTGCCAGCATGTCATCCGTTACCTCGGACGCGCGGCCTTGCTTGAGAAGGTCAAGAACATCCTGCGCCTGCTGCTGGGCGGGGGTGAGTTCCACAGATGCCGCCGTGCCATTACCAAACCGCACAATCTGACCTGCATCCGGCACGTCCTGCGTTTCCCAAGGCGGGGTTGCGCGGCGCTGCGCGGGCGTCATGTCAGCGCGGGCCTGCACGTTGCGGGCTTCGACTTCGCCCGCTAGGCGGCGGTAGGCGTCAAAGCCAGTTTGCGGCTCGTTTGCGCCGATGCGCGACCTGATTTCTGCCAAATCCGCACGGGCGCGCGCCAAATCGTCAGCCATTTGACGTTCAAACGGGCTAGTTATGTCTGCGCTTTTCCCTAAAATTGCTTCTCCGTGCCTAATGTAGTCTTCAAGCTGACGCGCCTGCCCATAGTCGCCTTCCCGAATTATTAATTCTCCAAGTTCCGGCGACCCACCACGCGCAAATCCTTCACGCCCCTGGACCGCGTGTTGCAACTCGTGCAGGGTTGTAGACCTCAGATCATCAGCCGTGCGCCCAATGTTCCCTCCAATTTCCCCCGCGCCCATAACGCCCCCCGCCCGGTAATAAGCCTCAGAGCCGCCCCCAGCCGTCAGGTTATTGAACCAAATGTCACCAGTGTCGGGATAAGCGGCATAAAGCAACTCGTGGTCAAAACCCCCCGGAACCTCTGCATGTGTCCGGCCGAGCGCGGCGGCCATGTGGG